TAAAGTACACCTATATAGTTCAGAAGATGTTATCGAAGACTTTTATGATGCATTAGCTGACGGTGACAGTGCCAGACTAAGACGTGTACACATTCCTAAGTCCGATGTCTTTTACGTGCGTGAAGCGTTGGAAGCTAGGCTAGGAAAGAGGTACACACTGGACCACGTAGAAAGAGCTATGTATTTAGAGGGATTCCTAGAAAAATATGAAGTATTAGACCCAGGAAGAAAAAGACCCGGTATTGGATAAAAAATATGGATATACTACCACCAACTGAAATAGGATGGGAAGAAATCCCAGAAGGCAGTTTAAAACAAAAATATGTAGCTCAAGGTATTTCTGTAACTATGGGAAACCTCCCTAAAGAAATAGGTAATGAGTTTGATAATATAGAAAAAGAAATCAGAGAAAGTAATTTTACCAACGCAAGACCAAATAATAATAGACTAGTAGGGCATTTAAAAAAAGAGTTTGAAGTTCCTGAACATCTTAGGTCTAATGCTATAAAAAGTTTTTTAACTTGGATGGCAGGTATAACTTTGTCTAACGATATACATTTTAAAAGATATTTTAAGTTAGCAGGTCTTCCTAACAATAATGTAGATTATGATAAACTATTAGACACAGATCAATTTTGGGTAAACTATCAAAAGAAATATGAATTTAACCCAGTACACAATCACGTAGGAATACTAAGCTGGGTAGTCTGGAATAAAATACCTTACAATGTAGAAGATGAACAAAAAATGTTTCCTAATGTTGGAGGTAAAAAAGGCATCCTTACAAGTAGCTTTAACTTTGTTTTTGAGGGAGGGCTGGGAAACGTTGGAACATTTCCAATACTAGTAGACAAAAAAATGCAAAACTATATATGTATGTTTCCTTCATACCTTAACCATTTAGTCTATCCTTTCTACACTAGTGATGATTATCGTGTATCATTTTCAGGTAATATATATTTAACAACTTAATAAAAGTGTTGACAAAGCATCTTCTATACGTACAACTATGTGTACTAATGTTACTTACTGGTTGTCAAACAATAACTTATACAGCTTCATGCAGGGTGGGAGATACTGCATGCCAGAGAAACCAAGATGCCCAAACACTCGCAATTATCGGACATAAAGAAGCAGCTACTGAACTTATGTGTAGTGATAGCACTATTAGCAAGTCCAATATTTGCACAGGAACAAGTACCCCTTGATGATGGTATAACTAACAACAACACCACGAACAACGATCAGGGCAACGACATTGAGGGTGACTTTTCTAACAACTACGAAGATTCAACTGTAGAATCTAACAACCAAAGTGAAATTATAAATTACAACGGAGCAGGTTCATCTCCGGGAAGTAGCCCGGTAATGTCCAGCATAGCTCCAACAGTGATGGGTGGGGGAGGTAACGACTCTTGCTTAATCCCTAAAAGCAGAGGTATCCAGTTAAACATAGTTGGAATCTCTGAAGGTGAGATGCAGCAAGACCCGAATTGCAATCGCAGGAAAAATGCTAGATTGCTGGGGTTACCTCAACAGGTAGGTGGGTTAGGATTACAGGTGTCAGCCATCTCAGTGATGTGCCAGGATGCCACAGTATTTAGGAGTATGATGTTAGCTAATACTCCGTGTCCAATTAACGATGCACGTACTGGCAGATTGTTAATGGGCAAGAACGCTATAATGAAGTACAGAGAAAACCCTGCTTTGTTTGTTGTAGGGTATGAGTTAGACAAAGAATTTTGGGATACCTTACTGAAGGTAGGAGAGGAATACAATGAAGAGTTTGTCGAAGACACTACTACTAAGCGCAGCCTTAGTGACCAGTTCAGGAGTAGTAAACGCAACAAGCCCAGAAGTACAGCCACCACCCCCACCACAAACGCTGGAACTGGAAGTAGAGATAAATCTAAACTTGACAATGACAGGTCAGGAAAAGATTGACGCATTAATATCTTCTCTAGGTGCTATAAAGAACAGGGTGACGGACAACGGTATTAACACAGTAGGTGCTGTAGGTTACGCTGCGCTGGGTGGTGTTGTTGTAGACGGTGCATTTGACGATGGACTAATTACGCAGAGTGAGTTTGATGCATACGTAGAAGCACACGATCTTGTAATTAACCACGACTACGAGACAGCAGAAAACGCACAACAGTTATTCACACAAGAATATCAAGGTGCAATGAATGACTTAGATGAAGCAATAGACTTACTAGCTGATGCTGCTGGAGAAATACTAACTGCCACTGGTGTAATGGAAAGTGCTGCTGCAGCAGATACATCACCAGAGCAGACTGCGTTGCAAGGCATGATGGCTCAAGACGAGTATAGCATAGATCAGGCTGAAGTTGACGCCTATAACCAAGCTGTAGCACAAGTAGAGAACTACGCACAGCAAGCTGGTGCATTTATGGCTGCTGCTAACAACAGCGAACTAACCGCTAGTATCGACAGCTACGCAACAGTTAATAACTTTGCAGTCGGTAACTACACAACTATTACGTACACGCAAGCTATGGACGAGTTTGTAATTAACTGGAACGATGATGGGTTTGGCTCTGGTTGGCAGGGTTACTTAACATCAGAGTTTAAAGATGCTTCAGATATATATGGGGCAGGTGAGTACGTACTTGAATATGGAACTATGCCTAACTAATGGCAATGGAATTTAGTATAGGAGGCTTTAATGTCAAAGGCTGGATGGTTGCTGTGGCTCTGCCAGTTCTCAGTACAGTTTCTGGCGGTGTATACTTTGGTTATGATACTCTCAACAGGTTTTACGGTGTAGAGGGTGGCGTAGAAGAATCGCTAAATAAAGCCAGCGCAAACGCAAAGCAAATTGCAGAACTACAAAAAAGCTTGACTAAGTTAAGTAACGACACCGCAAGAGAAAGAACAGCAAATAAAACATTTGCGGCAAATCAGTTAAATACAGCAAGTCAAGCAATAGAAAAAGAATTACAAGAAGCCGAAGTAAGTCTAAACACTGAAATAATAGAAGTAACAAAAGACCTAGACGAGAAGATAGTTGCACTAAAAGAAGAAGTAACTCAAAGAGTACAATCTATAGAGCAAGCTGTAATAGATAATGATGTACGTGGACTAAACTCTAAGCTTGCACAACTTACTACAAACATGCAGCAAATACTAGAGCAGCAAAAAGTTTTACTAGATTTAAGATCACAGGTTGACAAATCAACTACAATAACAGATACTATAGGAAACAAGTTAGACGTAATCCAGACAGAGATTGATGACATTTGGAAAGCGTATGATAGTTTGGTTGAAAATCCTTTATAGGGGTAAGTAATGGCAATGACTCAAGCAGAGAAACGTGCAGCAGCAGTAAAACGTGCTGGTGTTTCTGGTATCAACAAACCAAAGCGCACACCTGACCATCCTAAGAAGTCACACATTGTTGTAACTACAAAGCCAAATGGTGACCCTCTTACTATTAGGTTTGGACAAAAGGGCGCTAGTACTGCAGGTAAACCTAAAGCAGGTGAGTCTGATAGAATGAAAGCAAAGCGTAAATCTTTCAAAGCAAGACACAGAAAGAATATCGCAAAAGGTAAAACCAGTGCAGCATACTGGGCAGATAAGGTAAAGTGGTAATGGCAACACCTACAAATAAAGCTTTATACGCTAGAGTAAAAAGAGAAGCAAAGAATAAGTTTAAGACATGGCCCAGCGCATACGGTAGTGCTTGGCTAGTAAAAACCTACAAGGCACGTGGAGGTAAGTACAGTGGCTCATCAAAGAACAAGGTCACAACACGTTCTAAAAAGTCCTAGAAGCTTTAGTAAAGGCGGTCTAGGTAAATGGTTTGCTGAAGACTGGCGTGACGTAAAGACTGGCAAAAAGTGTGGACGATCTGGAAAGGACGATAAAGGCAGACCCTATCCTGCTTGTAGACCTGCAAAAGTAGCAGGAAGAATAAGCAAGAAAGAAGCTGCAAAGAAAACTGGACCAAAGACGGTTAAATGGTCTGTAACAGCATCAGGGAGGAAACGCAATAAAGGATAATAAATGGCGTTTCTTACAAGTAGTATACCGTACTTCAAAGCGTGGGTACGCAGAGAGTACACAAAAAATTTAGAAGAATACCACGGTGAATTTTTACATGCTATGGTTGTTGGCGTTACTACAATGCCAAACAGAACACTAAGCTTTCAAGTAATATTCACAGGATGTGAGTCAGACGAAGATGATTCACCAAACGTACATGGTGGTGCTATGTGGGCTAGATTACCACTGACCGCACTAGTAGCTGATACACCGTTGGATGAATGGCCTAATGAGTTACCACCATATTTAGCACAGCCTTGGGATTGTATGTCTCATACACATTCAGTGTATAAACTAGAGAGAGCAAGCCCAGCGCCTTGGATAGCTAAGATAGACAATGAGTTCTATCCAGCTAAGTATTACTTCACTGTAGATTATACAGACAACGAAGTAGCAGATGACCCAGCACAACACAAACAATCACATGTGTTGGAACTACTAGATGCTGGTGAATATACTGGTAACATGGTTGCGTTACCCAATAACAGAGTGAGAGTAACTCACCCAGCTTGGTTTGAAACTGGTGAAGGTGCGCCAGACTTTAAGCCTAATCAACATATGTTCAACTCAAAAGAAAACGTAGACTATGTATGGGATACGCAACGAGTTTTCAACAATCTTTATAGCGAGGATAAAGAGTACCAATGATGAAGAAAAAAGGATATGCCAAAGGTGGTATGAAAAAGAAGGGCTACGCTAAGGGTGGCATGAAGAAAAAAGGTTACGCTATGGGTGGATTAAAGACACCTAGCGCTGACCAAAAAGGCTTAAAGAAATTACCTAAACCAGTCAGAAACAAAATGGGTTACATGGCTAAAGGTGGCATGATGAAAAAAGGTTATGCTATGGGTGGCATGAAGAAGAAAGCCTACGCAAGAGGCGGTCACGTAGCTGCTCCTATGAAGCCTATGAAGGGCATGAAATAAATGAAACTTGATGACTTAGTGCCAGCAGCACTCTTATTAATGTTTGCAGCACAAATAGTAGTTCTAATAAGTTTGATAGGTTCATAAAGTAAATGGCATCTAAGTACTTCACAGAAGTTAAAAACTTATCAGCTACAGCAGGTGGAGCTAGTGGAGATGTAGTGTATACATGTCCTAGTTTTCATGTTGCAGTTATACAGTTTATTAACATTTCTAATGGGGCTACTAGTGCTAAGAAGTATAGCATTCAGTGGTATGAAGCAGCTACTACTACTTATCACACTATTATTGATGAAGTTAGTTTAGCTGCTAGTACTAATGAAAGTCTTTTGACTAACGGTTTTATAGCTCTAAGAGAAGGTGATAAGATTGTAGCCTTTGAAGAAAGCAGTTCAGACTTTCATATAACTTTATCAGGTGAAGAACACTTTAGACCAACATAACGGGTATGCAATAATAGGTACTACTACCTGACCTACTTTTGTGTATAACTATCTTCAACACAACAAAGGAGATAGTGTTATGAAAAACTTACTAAAAAGAATGTGGGATGCCCACGTAATCCGACAACAAAAACGTGCAGACTTTAGAATGTTACATATGTTGGATGACAGACAACTAAATGATCTAGGAATAGGTAGATCACAAATAAGGAACGCAATCTATGGCAAGGACATTAACTGAGAGACAACAAAGGTTCTTGGAAGTATTGTTTGACGATGCTGGAGGTGACGTTGTACAGGCTAAGAAGTTAGCTGGGTATGGCGACAACTCCAGTACAACTGCAATAGTGGAGGCACTAAAAGATGAAATCGCTGAAAAAACTCGTACTTACTTTGCTAGGACTGCCCCTAAAGCTGCTTTTGCGCTTATGGGCGCTTTGCAAGATCCCACTGAGTTGGGTATCAAAGAAAAAATGATAGCTGCCAAGGACGTGCTTGACAGAGCAGGTCTTGGTAAAGTAGACAAAGTAGATGTCACCAGTGGTGGTGGCATTTTCTATTTACCACCTAAAGAAGGTGAAAACGAATAATACCTCAAAGAGAATTGGGATTCTGGCAATTACCTCTGCCACCCAAAGGACACAACAAAGAATGGCATGTCATAGCCAGAACTACTATAAAGGTTCCGTTTGGTTATGAAGTGCATCCCGACAACGATAAGTTACTTGTGCCAGTTGAGCATGAGCTAGAAGCGTTAGAGCTTGCAAAACAACACCTCAAGCAGTATAGTTACAGAGCAGTAGCGCAGTGGTTGAGTAAAGAAGCAGACCGATACATCTCGCATATGGGTCTAAAGAAACGGATAGAAGTTGAGCAAAAACGTAGAAAAGCATCTGCAATTAAGCGTAAGCTTGCCAAGTGGCTCGAAGAAACGCTCTCGGAAATCGAGAAGCTCGAAAAACAAGGAGTCGGTGCATACTCAGAAGCCAGCGGAGATAGAAGCTCCCCCAGTTGAAACTATCCCAGCGCAGGTAGTAGCCCCTGAGTTTGACGTTGAGGAAGCGCAAGAAGTCGTATTCAAACCGAATGAAGGTCCACAGACCTCCTTCTTGAGTTCTTCAGAAAGAGAAGTGTTGTACGGTGGAGCAGCAGGTGGTGGTAAGTCTTATGCTATGTTGGCAGACCCACTACACGGCCTGAATAACCCACACTTCTCAGGACTCCTTGTACGACATACAACAGAAGAACTAAGGGAACTTATACAGAAATCACAGGAGTTGTATCCACGTGCAGTTCCGGGCATCAAATGGTCAGAGAGAAAGTCTCAGTGGATTTCCCCTAAAGGTGGAAGATTATGGATGTCGTATCTGGATAAAGATACCGATGTCACACGTTACCAAGGACAGGCTTTTAACTGGATTGGATTTGACGAACTTACTCAATGGCCTACACCTTACGCTTGGGATTATATGAGGTCACGTCTTCGTAGCGCTTACGGTAAAGAACTAGGACTTTACATGAGAGCTACAACAAACCCAGGTGGTGCTGGACATGCTTGGGTAAAGAAAATGTTTATAGACCCTGCACCTGCAGGTAAGTCTTTTTGGGCTACAGACATTGAATCAAATAAAACAATTACCTTTCCTAAAGGACACAGCAAGGAAGGCCAGCCTTTATTTAAGCGTAGGTTTATTCCTGCATCTCTCTTCGATAACCCATACCTTGCCGAAGAGGG